TGCTCTTCCGATCTGGAGAGGAGACTCTAGTGGTGATGGGTGTACAAAAAGAGATCCGGACAAATTTTTCCAATTTACTTTGGAAGGCTTGCTCTATTGTATTTCCTAGTCCAAGAACCGACAAGTTCTACAAGGCAATGCAGGATGCTGAATATTGGATCACAAACGGTGATATCAATGTTGACATGTTTTGGACAAAAAGCTATTATAGAGATACTGCATGGCAGCAGGCATTTAATGACGGACACCTTAGGCCACTGGGTTACAGCAGGGGCTACATTTATTGGAATAAAAATGGGAATTAATACGCAAAATCGCCAACAAGTAGATTATTTTGTTGGCACAGAGGTTGAAAATACTATTATGAAAGGCGAAAAGACCTTGTTTGTAGTAGGCATTAAACCTGTAGACGAAATTATCAAATTGGCGGAAGAACACAATATTCAACACATTTATTTTGGTACTAGTCAAAGTTTTCATCCCGCCAATCCATATGATTGGGCATCGTGGAATGAAATGATTAAACCCTTGCTAATTAAAGATTATTTTGTTACACTAGACTTCGACGTACAATACTGTAAAGAGATTCACGAAGAATCGTGGTGTGAATACAAAACTTTTATTCCCATGATCAGTGTTAAGATTCCTTACATTAAGTTATATAATTATCATGCCACAGTTAAAATTGACGATAACACTTGGGGAGACACCAATACTGGAGTATGGTGCCACCCACTCAATGAGTTACTAACACGTCAAGTATATACTGACTGGAAAGACTACATAGGCGATACGCCTGTTTTTCCTAAAGAGTCCAAGGAATAAAATAATGAATCAAGAAACCCGTGAACAAGCAAATTCTATTATGAGTCGTGCAGAAAGAAAAATTTGGGTAACGTTTCGTAAAGAAGGAATCCATTGTTATCCGGCAGCAGCAACCGACCCCATGCTAGCAACCGGAGACGAATATGATGTAAGCTTCTTAGGCTCTCCACATCGACATATATTTCATTTTAAAGTTTGGATTGATGTCTTACACAATGATCGGGACATAGAATTCATTCAATTTAAACGATGGTTAGAAAATCTTTACAAAGACGGAACTCTTAAGCTTGATTATAAATCATGTGAAATGATGTCTGATGATCTTTATATTCAAATTACTGCAAAGCATCCAGGACGAGCAGTCTGGATCGAAGTCTCCGAAGACGGTGAAAACGGAGCTCTTATCAAATACGAAACTCACCAACCCATTCAACGTATTAAAATTTAAGGAAAATTGTAATGGCACAGCCTAAATACATCGAAAAATATCTACGTATTAAACCTGAAGTTGATAGAATTTTCGACGACTTAGAAGGATATAAAAACTTTTGTCGGTTTAACATGCTTAAATTCGACGAGCGAGATTTGTACAAATCCGAGCAATATCGTAAATTTGAAAAATATCGTAACTGGCGAAATAAACAATTTGATAAACAACAAAATAATTTCTAAAAATGGCTAAAATCTTTGTTGTGGATTTAGAGTCAGTTGAAACTAGGTACACTGCCCAATGGAAATCTCATGTACCTAATTTATTAAAGAAGGCAGGGCACGATGTCCATGTTATTTCAGGTCCTACTGATATCCCAGACGCTACTACTCCTGGTGCCTTTCTTAATTTTGGCGGCACCAACATCTACAAGGCTAGCCAAGTTGAGCAAATGGGTAGACTCTTCACCGAAGGTAAAGTTATTGCTGGTGATCATTTTATCTTTACAGATGCTTGGCATCCTGGTATTATCAACTTAAAGTATATGAGTGAGTTACTGAATATTCCAGTAACTACGCATGGACTATGGCATGCTGGCAGTTATGATCCTCGAGACTTCTTAGGACGGCTTGTTGGCAAAAAGAGATGGGTCAGACATGCTGAAAAGAGTTTCTATCATGCGTTTGATCACAACTACTTTGCCACAGAGTTTCATGTTAAGTTATTCTTTGAAGAATTATTAGAAGATGGGTTTCCGAGTGAAAATCCTTGGTACGAAGAAGACTGGGCTGAGCGCTATGATAGCGGGAAGATAGTGCGTACTGGCTGGCCCATGGAATATATGACGGATACCTTAGAGAACTATAACACTAGTCCCAAACGTGATCTTATTTTATTCCCGCATCGTATTGCCCCCGAGAAGCAAGTTGAAATCTTCCGTGACTTAGCTACTCAGTTACCACAATATGAATTTGTTGTATGTCAAGATCAACATCTGGACAAACACGAATATCACAAATTATTAGGCCGTGCTAAAATTGTGTTTAGTTGCAGTCTTCAAGAAACATTGGGCATAGGTTGCTATGAAGGCGCATTAGTTGATGCTATTCCTATGGTGCCCGACAGGCTAAGTTATAAAGAAATGTATCCTGACATTTTTAAATATCCATCGTATTGGACTGAGGATTGGAATCAATACAATGCATATCGAGACAACTTATGTTTTGCTATCATGCAACACATGGATCATTACGAAACCCGATTACCACAATTAAAAGCATTGTCAAAGCATTTAACAGATAATTTTTTTAGTGCATATGAACTCCTTAAACGCATTTGACAGAATTCATCAATTCGAACAAGAACTAGCAGATTTTACTGGTGCCCCATATGCAATAATGACTGATTGTTGCACCCACGCTATTGAACTTTGTTTACGATATGACAAAGTAAAAGAAGTCAATTTTACTCCGTACACTTACATCAGTATCCCAATGCTAATGCATAAATTGAATATCAAATACAATTACTCAGACCACAGTTGGCAGAGATGGATCGGGGAATATCCTTTTATTAATACTAGAATCTGGGACAGTGCCAGGCGTCTAGAAGAAAACATGTATCGTCCTGGAATGATGCAATGTTTAAGTTTTGGACATGACAAACCATTGCATATCGGCAGGGGAGGTGCGATTCTATTAGATGATAAAGATGCATATGATTCCATTATTTTAATGCGTTACGATGGCCGGGACCTAAATACTAGACCTTGGACTAATCAAAAAGAATTTAAAATTGGATATCATTACAAACCAACCCCCGAAGAAGCAGAATGGGGCTTGGCATTAATGAAAGGTATAAGAGTTGACAAACCTATGCCTAAATATGTAGAATATGCAGATCTAAGGCAATTTACTATTACGGATTAATATGACAAATAAAAAAGAAACAGGATTGGACGCTATGTACGGTGACGGTGGATATCAGGAAGAAAAATATCTCGGCAACTATCTTCGCGCCAAGATGAGACGTGACGGCAAAAGATTTTGGGCAGGCGACAACATTAGTGAATATGTCGACGATCATAACAAAGAACAACTAATTGACGAAGCCGCAGAGGCGTTCGAACTAGTACTTGATCGTTTGCTGATTGACCGCGAAACAGATCCAAACAGCAAAGGCACAGCACGTAGACTGGCCAAAATGTACTTTAACGAAATAATGGCAGGACGATATGAACAAGCACCAGACGCAACAGCATTTCCAAATGACTCGGCGGATCGTTACGAAGGCATGCTGGTTGTTCGCAGTGAGCTTCGCAGTATGTGTAGCCATCATCACCAACCCGTTAGTGGCGTTGCTTATATTGGTATCATTGCTGCCGAAAAGCTCATCGGTCTCAGCAAGTACACCCGCATCGCACAGTGGTGTGCAAGACGAGGTACACTCCAGGAGGAACTTTGTAATGACATTGCTCGGGAAATCGAAAAAGCCACAGGTGCAAAAAATCTAGGCGTTTACATTCAAGCAACTCACGGGTGTTGTGAGAACCGCGGCATTATGGCACATAGCAGTCTGACACAGACCACAGTATTAAAAGGTTCTTTCAAAGAAGATCCAGGTGCAAAGAAAGAATTTTTCGACAATATTAAATTGCAACAAGAGTTCGCTCCGCGTTAATTAACAGTAAGGAAACAAAATGGTAGCAAAAGCAGTAAACAAACTCAGTGATAAATTAACAAAAGTAAATGAATCATTTACAGTTAATATGTACGACAATGGCTTTATGGTAGAAGTTGGTGGCCGAAATAAAAAAGGTGACTATGTTAATGCCAAAATTTTGTGTAATACACTAGACGAAATGTTGGCATTGGTCAAAGAAGCAGGCGAAATGGACAGGGACAGTTAATATGACTAATTGGCTAAGGCAAAAAATTAAAAACTTTTTGTACCCTGGAGATGAAGTCGAATTAGTTTCTTCTAATAGACTATCTGTAACGTCCGACGACTACAACGAAGATAATACGCTGAAATTTTCGGTTACTCCTGCAAGGGGAGGAATTATTGTGTCTGTTCGAAATTACAATAGAAAAAAAGATACTTCCGAAAATACTGTGCATGTTATTCACGACGATGAAGATGTATCACAACGAGTAGCCGAAATCGTCAGCATGAGTCTGCTACGTAATTGACAATAATTAAAGTATTCTGTAAAATAGCACAGTAATACTTTATCGAAAGATCTACCATGTTACTTAAATTACTCGAACGTCTCGATCGAAAACGTATTGTAATGGATCGCGTCAACGATGAGCCATATCTAGAAAGATATTACTTGTTTCTTAAAGACCGAAAGCGTTTTCCTTTCAATGTATTTTTGCATAAATTTTTAAAGTCAGATCCCGATGATGTTCATGATCACCCGTGGCCTTATGCTACTCTTATCCTTAAAGGTGGTTACTATGAATGGATTCCTCAGTTTAACTCCCAAGGCCAAAAGATTGGTGAAATCGGAGCTTGGCGTGGTCCTGGACATTTTCGTATATGTAGTGCTTCTTCTTATCATCGTATCGAACTTGACCCCGATGTAGAATGTTGGACTTTGTTCATGCCTGGCCCACAGCAAAAAGACTGGGGCTTTCTAAGCAAAGGTCAGTGGGTACAGTGGGAACAGTATTTGGCTAGTAGAACAAAATGATAGCACTACCCCCAGGCTGTACAGTAGTTTATCCTATATGGATAGACATCGATAAATTAACCAAAGATATAATCAATTGGTACGAACAAATAGGTGGTCGACAGAAAGTAGATACATATTGGAATCATCGAGGCCGCGAACATTCTAATGTATATGTAGCATACGGTCGCGGTAAATGGTGCCACTATCACCAAAACGGCGAGGGCGGTACTAGGTTGCATTTTAATGGAGAAGATGCTAGTATTGCATCTATGTTTATTATAAAATTTTTAGATAACATAACCAATCACAATCTTAAAGAACACATGGAGAGAAAAGAAAATGAATATTACTAACAAAGAATATCACGGCCTTATTGCAAAAATTTGCAGGGATATCGCTGTCAGCAATTGGCGGCCAGACTACATTGTAGGCATGGTACAAGGCGGACTTATTCCAGCCGTAATGATCGGTAATTATTTTAATATTCCAGTGAATACTTTGAGCAAGGAAGAAAGTAATCTATGGATGGCTGAAGACGCATTTGGGTATGTATCATCATCTACTATGCCTCGGCCCACTGGAGAAGTTACAACTGATCCAGCCACACGTAAAAATATTCTGGTTGTCAACGACATTAATAACACTGGTAACACAATTAACAATTTAATGGAAGACTGGCGTTCTGGATGCTTGCCCAACGATCCAGCCTGGGAAGACATTTGGAATAACAATGTTAAGTTTGCTGTTGTATACGACAATATCAGTAGTAAATCAAAAGTTACTGTAGACTTCTGCGGAGAAGAAATCTCCAAGAGTAAAAAAGAACGTATAGTTTTTCCTTACGAAAATTGGTGGATGTAATATGAAATACGATTGGAATAGCTTTCCTAAATACGTTATCGATTGCGGCAAATTAAGCGAGCCGTCTGATTTATGTAAAATTTTTAAACATTATAAAATTGACAAATATGTCTATGAGTTTGTATTCGATAACGCTATCAAAGTTAAGACTGGAATGAGTGCTGCTAAAAGCATTTCGAGAACCTGGGGAGAACGTGTATATCGTCAATTGGCTCATGCATTTAGTTGGGGACATTTGAGAATAGACGGCTCCAGCGGAGCAGATTGGCTAGTTATCGAGCGAGACTTCAAACTCGAGTATGGTATTGATTTAGATCACAGAAAATTGTCACTTATTGTATGGGACGTTACAAATTATAATTTTAAATCGTACACTCCTTTTAAAGAAGTCGAAGACATGGAAAGTGAACGCATAGAAGAACATATTAAATTAACAGGTAAAAAACCGATTGGCAACATCAATGATGAATCCAATAAAAGAAATAGAACTTATGTCTCCAAGCAATTATTTGAAAAAGTATTCGACTGGGCATAAATATTATCTCAAGAGGACTTCTATGGCATTCAACCCTCTCTAAATATTCTGCATGTCATCAAACTTGCTACTTACACAAAGGAGACTAGAGATGGCAAAATCCTCAACAGCTGATTTAATCAGACACTTAGAAAACAACCTTCCTTACATAGGCCCAGTTAGTTACAAATATACTAGCACTAAAGAGTATCATGATGCTTTTCCCTGTGCCTATCGCCAGTGGCGAGCAGACAGTCATTGTAACTTAATCCACGGGTACAGTTTCTCAATGAAGTTTTACTTTGGTACCGATGATCTTGATGTTCGAAACTGGGCCGCAGACTATGGCGGTCTTAAAGAACTTAAAAAGATCTTAGAAGATCAATTTGACCATACCTTGATTGTGGCAGCCGATGATCCAGAAATGGAAACATTCAAGATGCTACAAGAAAAGAATATGGCAAAAATTGTTGTACTGCCTAAGCTAGGTTGCGAAGGTCTAAGCGACATGCTTTACAAATACGTCAACGGCGTATATATTCCTGAGATGTGGGGCGAAGGTGAAGCCAAGCGTCTATGGTGTTACCGCGTAGAAGTTCGTGAAACTCAATCCAATATGGCGTTCCGTGAAGGTCATCGTGAATGGAATGAAGATTTATTTGCGTAAACTTTGGCGACTTTGGGCTAAAGCGTTGGGTGAAAAGTCAGGCAGTACGGATTCTGAATCAGACCGTATTGCTTGCATTCGTACTTTAATTGTGTTATCATACCTCATAACTAACTGCTTTATTATAGCAGGTGTAATTCGACATTGGAACTAGTATGTTTAAATTAAATCCCGGAAGTCATGAAGAAGTATTGGGTATTCTTCAAGAAGAATGTGCAGAAGTCATTGTAGAAGTTAGTAAAATACGAAGATTTGGTATCGATAGCGTTCATTATAAAACTGGTTATAAACATTCTGCAATGTTAGAAATGGAAATTGGTGATGTGTTAGCCATGGTGGATATTCTACTAGAACAACAGATCATTAGTTGGGAAAACTTAGAATTGGCCAAATTGGCCAAAAAAGAAAAACTTAAAAAATGGTCTAATATATATGAAACTCAAAGTCAGTGAAATTTTTTATTCAGCACAAGGCGAGGGCAGATTCGTAGGAGTGCCCAGTGTATTCTTGCGAACATTTGGATGTAACTTTACATGTGCAGGATTTGGATGCGCTCCTGGTGTTAATAGCACAGAAGCAGACGATGTTGCAAAAAACGTTCATTTGTACAAAGACTTCAACAGTTTGCCGTTGGTAAATACTGGTTGTGACAGTTATGCCAGCTGGCATCCAGCATTTAAAGATCTAAGTCCCACCATTGCCACAAATGACTTAGTGGATCGTATGTTGAAACTTACACCCAATAATAAATGGGTTCAAGACAACGGCAATGACGTGCATCTTGTTATTACTGGCGGGGAACCTTTATTAGGTTGGCAACGTGCCTATGAAGAATTGTTGAGTAATCCTGCCATGGCCGATCTGCAAAATTTAACTTTTGAAACAAATGGCACACAGGAACTACAGCCTGCATTTAGACACCATTTACTTAATTGGACATTAAACTCTAAATTAAATTCTAAAGGTGAGCGCAGAACTTATAACAATCTTACCTTTAGTGTCAGTGCTAAATTAAGTGCCAGTGGAGAACGTTGGGAAGATGCTATCCGTCCTGAGATCGTTGCCAGCTATCAAGAAATTGGTCATACATATCTTAAATTTGTTGTCGAAACTGAAGAGCACTTTGCTGAAGTGGATCGAGCAGTAAAAGAATTCAGAGCAGGCGGATTTACTGGTGCTGTCTACGTAATGCCGCAAGGGGGTGTTGTTACTCCCTACGAAAAAAATCGAGTTCGTGTGGCCGATTTTGCAGTTAGTAAAGGCTACTATTACAGTCCAAGACTACACGTTGACCTTTGGGGCAATGGGTGGGGGAAATAATTTAAAGGAGATTCATTGTGATGGAAACGAAAAAAAGAACAATAGCCAGAATGATTAGTTATCGACTAACTGCATGGTCATTTACTATTCTATGGACTTATATGTTTACCGGTAATATTGCTAATGCCACTGGCTTTGCCACCGCACTACATATCTTACTCAGTATCGATTACTACATTCATGAACGCATTTGGTTAAAAATTAAGTGGGGATTAGAGTGATGGGAACAGCGACCAGCGACGAGATGACCCAAGCATACGACCCGTTCGACGATCGAGCAGTATTTGAATATAAGTATAGTTTCATACCTCGTCGTTGTTACACAACTGGTCAGTGGGTATGGGGTGTAGCTATGCGTGGCCTCCTCATAATCGGGGGCCCAGGCGACCCTGTGGTCGAAGATCGTTGGTATCATCGTCACGAGGCCATTATTAAGATGTTAAAAGGGTAAGATATGGGAATATTCGATAAACTGTTTAATAAAGAACAGCCTGTTAAAGAAGAAACAAAGATACCAGTTGTTGAACCAGCACCCAAGGCTCCAAGGGCCAAAAAAGCTAAACAAGTTAAAAAAACGTCTAAGCAAATTGCCACGGAAAAAGGCGAACCTTACGTTAATATAATTAGTGTAGAACTGGATCCAGAAAATATCGGTAATGGTGCATTTGAATTAGATTGGAATGATTTTTTTGTAGCCCAGCTAGTTCGTACCGGGTACAAAGGCAAAGACGATCAGCAAATTGTTGATCAATGGTTCCAAGATGTTTGTAGAAATGTTGTTATGGAAACATTTGAACAGTACGAAGCTAACAATCCCAGACCAGTAACCGGAGTTCAACGAAAAGATTTGGGTGGCGGCCGCAGTGAAATAAGCTAAAGCACCAAAAAATAGTCTAATGTATTGACTAAAATTGAATAAACTGCTATTATTACTGCACTATGCGATATCTTATTGTTGACACAGCCAATACATTCTTTCGTGCAAGACACAGTGCCCATCGTCAAAGCGACACATGGGATAAACTAGGTTTTGCTATTCACGTAACTCTTGCCAGCGTAAACAAAGCATGGCGAGATCAAAAAGCAGACCATGTAGTGTTCTGCTTAGAAGGGCGCTCATGGCGAAAGGACTTCTATGAGCCCTACAAGAAAAATCGCGCAGTCGCAAGAGCTGCACTCACAGAAAAAGAAGCAGAAGAAGACAAGTTGTTCTGGGAAGCTTTTGACGACCTTAAAACTTTCTTATCCGAACGCACCAATTGTACTGTTCTCCGGCACGAGCAATTGGAAGCAGATGACTTGGTGGCAGGATGGATTCAAGCACACCCGCAGGATCACCATACCATCGTGAGCAGCGACACTGATTTTCATCAGTTACTGGCCGACAATGTCAATCAGTACAATGGCGTAGCAGATGAGTTGCATACGCTGCAAGGTATCTTTGACAAAAAAGGCAAGATGGTTATTGATAAAAAAACCAAAGAGCCTAAGGTTATTCCTAATCCCGAATGGATCTTATTTGAAAAATGTATGCGCGGTGACCCTACCGACAATGTGTTCAGCGCCTATCCTGGTGTTCGTAAAACTAAACTAGAAGAAGCATACAACGATCGTGCCAACCGGGGGTTTGCGTGGAACAATCTCATGTTGCAATCTTGGACTGACCATAACGGTGTAGATCATAAAGTACTCGACGACTATAATAGGAATCGTGTTCTAGTAGATTTAGCTGCTCAGCCCGACGATATTAAAATTAAGATTGCTGAAACCATTGCTAATGGCAGTGTGCGATTAAATCGACCAATGGTGGGAGCTCAGTTTCTAAAGTTCTGCGGTAAGTATGAACTTAATCGTTTAAGCGACAATGCCACAGCAATCAGCGATGTGTTGAGTGCCAGCTATCCAGAATGATTAATATACAAGAATTATTAGATCAAGAAGCAGACTTAGCCAATTCAGGACAAGCAGACAGTGAAGAAAGAAAAAAGATTCATACACTAATAAGACTTGCAAGAAATGAAGAAGTTCGTCCTCATTGTTTCGGTGACGATGACTGTTCTACTAGAATTTTATCCATGTGCCCATGGCGAATAGATTGCGGAGAAAATCAAAATTATGAATAAAGAACTATTAAAGAACCTACAACTACAAGCGGGCGGTAGTCACTATCCCAGCATCAACCCAGAAATGCAATTAGCGTTTGCTCGGCTAGTTGTAAACGAATGTATTGAAGCTGTTCGCAAAACAGATACAACCCACGCTTACACTACGTTTGACAGATCATTAATAGATGCTACAATTGAAAGATCTATTAAGTCAATTAAAGAAAAATTTAAGTACCATGGCATTTAAAAGTCATCAAAGCCCGTTTCG